TTATATGTTAAAAATATTATAGTATGAATAAAAAACTTGGTGTTTTTTTAAATAATACAGAAAATGAAAGTGATTATTTAATAAATTATAGTAATTATAAAAATTTAAAAAAAAATTTTGATAATATTATCATAGTTGATTTAAATAATAATTTTTCTTTAAATTTAAAAAAAAATATAGAAAAAAAAAATATTAATTGTGAACATATTATTTGTGAATCAAAAGATTTTATAGAAAAAATTATTTATATTAAGAATAAACTTATTAATTTTGATATAGTCACTTTTATTCAAGATAAATATATTTATGTTTCTAATTTAAATGATTATTTTTTACATATAAATAAATCAAATTATGATTTTTATAGTTTTACTGATTCTACTGAAAATTTTTATCATCTACAATTATATATTTTTAGTATTAAAAATGATTCAATAGATTTATTCTTAAATCATACTATTAATTATTTAAAAAATAAAAAAAACTTAGATGAAATTTCCTATAAATTAAATTATCTAAAATTTATAACAGAATTATTTATAAATAGGTCTGTTTTTATTAAAATTGCATACTTAGATATTATGGTTAATAAAAATATTTTATTATGTGATAATGATTTTTATTATGAATTAGTTAAAAATAATATATTACCAGTTATAGATATAAATTTATTAAATAAATATATGAATGATTATAATAATAATAAATTAACGGTTAATGAAATACCTAATACATTTAATATAGATATTTATAGACAATATGATGATATACAAAATTTAAATGAGGATGACCTAAAAAAACATTTTATTTCTCACGGACAATTTGAATGTAGACAATATAAATTAAATAATTATATACAAAAAGATATAATTTATAATTGTCTTGAAAAAAATAAATTATTGAAATATTTTGATTTTCCCACTAATTTTAATATGTATTATTATAAAAAATATAATGAAGATTTAAAATTATTAAATATGCATCAATTAAAAAAACATTGGTTTAAATTTGGAATTAATGAAGATAGAATTATTTCAAAATAAATAAATAAATTTGTTAAATTTTATTTTATACTTCAATTATATTTAAATTATTATATTTACATAAATATCCAAAAAATCTTTCTAATGAATGTTCAATCATAAAATCACGCATACCTAAACAATTTGTTTTATGTTGCATAATTAGATTATTACCATAATTTATTGGATATTTTTGATAATGTAAAATAATTTCAGAATCTGATAATTTATGCAAATTATAAAATATTTTATACCAATTTATATCTAATGTGTTTAAATTATTTAATTTATTATATAAAAATTTTAAATTAATTTCATCCAAAATTGAAAATAAATTATATTCTGCATAAAAAAATGTACCTACAGCAAATTCAAGATAATTCAGATTTAATTCATTATTATATATATACTTACTAAAATAATTTAAATAATTTATATGATTGTCATAATATGATTTATTTTTATAATAATTATAAACAAATGTTCCTGTTATCATACCAATATTATCATTATTTTTAAATAAATTTAAATTTTTTAAAATTGTATCTTTATTTTTACATAAATTATCTAATACATTATTTCTAAATCTATCATCTGTCTTAGTATGAAGTTTTAAAATATATTTAGGAGTAATATTTTTTTCTCTAAAATATATTAAATTTATCATAAATAATCCTATGTCCATTCCCATATTTCTAGTTTTAAGAATAGTACATCTTGGTGTAAGCTTTTTAATTTTTTTTATATTATTATCAATACATTCTTCTTCTACTATTGTATAATAAATATTAACTTCTAAATCTATAAATTTTTGTAAATAATGTTCCATTTTAGAAAATGTACTATAGTTTCCTATTTGAATTAATACACTAAAATTTTCAATATTTTTGTTATTATCATATAAAATTGTATAATAATTATTTATTTCTTGATTTAAATTATTATAATTATAAAAATATTCAATATATTTATTTTTTTTATTTTGTATTGTATATTTATTATTAGAACTTTTAGAAACATTTATATCACTTAGATTATAATAAAAACTTAATATTTTTAAGATGCTATAATTTATATTTTCATCTTGAATAATATCATCAATATTATTATCCATATTATCCTTATTATAGTCCAAATTATCTTCTATATTATAGTTTATATTATCTTCTATATTATCATTCATATTTTTTATATTATTGTTGATAATATTATTGTCAATATTATCTTCTTTATTATTGTTAATATTATTATCAATATTATTATCAATATTAATATTATTATCCATATTATTTTCTATATTATTTTTTATATTATTTTGAATATCATCATTAATTGTATTTTTTGATATATTATATTCTTCTATATGAACATTTTTATTTTTTTTATTTTTTTTATTTTTTAAAATTATATTATTATTAAAATAAATATTTTCTGCCAATGATTTTAAGTATAAAATATTTTTATTTATTACAAATTTTTCTTCTTCTAACAAAGATAATTTATAATATTTTATTAATATATTTTTATAATAAGACTTTAATTCTTTGAATGAAACAATCATACTAATATTTATTTTTTTTTTTAAATAAATAAATTAATTATTAGTTTTTTTTTTAAATTAATATTCCTTTTTTAATATATGAATAAATATAAAATTATAGCAATATTTGCATGTCATACAAATTGTATAAAAAAATATATATCTACATTAACAAATATTAATAATATTTATGCTTATATAGAAAATTTTATTATAATTGATAGTTATAATGAAAATTTTGCATTACGTTTAAAAGATGACTTAAAAAATAATAAAAAATTAGTTAATCATTATCTTGTAGAAAATGATATATATTTTGATTTTGGTAAATGGCATCATGTTTTATCAGATTATAATTTTGATAAATATAATAATATATTATTAATTAATGATTCAATAATTATTACTAAAAATATAAGTCAATATTTCAATTATTTTCAAAACATAAATAAAGAAATTAATTTATATGCTTATAATGATTCTAATCAATTAAATGTTTACCATTATCAATCATATTTATTTATGATAAATATAAAAATTTTAACAAAATTTATTAATTTTTTTAATTCTCGAAAAACATTTATTAAAGATCAACGAAGTTTAATAGAACAATTAGAATTCAATTTAACAACACTAGATAATAATCATGATTGTTTTTTAAAAATAGCACTTGAACATAATAAACATAAAAATATTTTTTGGGAAAATGAACCTTTATATGAAATATTATTAAATGAAAATTCTTTTCATATTTTTAAATTAAAAAAAATAAATGATCATTATAAACATTATCAATATACTATTAATAAATTTATTAACAGTTTTGATAAAAATTTTTATTCAACAAATTATAATGATTTAGAAAAAATTAACGATTTAAATGATTTAAAAAAACATTATATTGAATTTGGATTTAATGAAGGTCGTAAATGTTTTAATAGTAAATTATCAATTTTACCAAAATATTGTATTGATAAATTAAAAGAATTAAATATTAATTGTTTTTTTGATATACCAGTTAATTTTGAATTATATTATTATAAAATCAATAATCCTCATTTAAGTAAATTTTCAAATCATCAATGCATAAATCATTTATTTGATTATGGTAATGATGATAATACATTATATTCAAAGAATATTGATTTTTCATGGAATGAATTAAAAAATAATTTTTATATTGAACAAATTAAAATTAATTTTAATATTGAAATAACATTACCAGAAGATTTTATATTATATGATTATTTAAGATTAAATAAAAATAATAAATTATTTGAAAATAAAGGGTTATTAGAAATAATATGTAATTTTTATAATAATAAAGAAAAATATTATAATATTTTAAAAATACAACAAACAATAAATATTGAGTTTTTAAGAATAATATTTGAAGAACTTAATATGAGTAATGCATTAGATATAATTATATTTTTTTATGAAAATTTTAAAGATAAGGAATTATTATTAAATGTTCCAGAAGATTTTAATCCTAATATTTATAAGTCATTATATGATGATACACAAAAATTAATTGATGAAAATTTAATAAAATCTCATTATATTTATAAAGGATATTTTGAAAAAAGGATATATGAAATAAAAGACTTTGATGCTATAATATATAAAGAAATATATCCAGAATTAAATAATTTAAATGATCAAGAAGTATATAATTATTATATAAATAATGATTTTAAACAAAGAAGAATATATAAATTACCTAAGGATTTTAATCATTTAGTTTATCAATATTATTATTTAGATGAATTTGAAAATTTTTCTAAAAATGAATTAATTGAACACTATTTTAAATTAGGTTGTATTCAAGATAGAAAATATAAATTACCAGATGATTTTAATTTAGAAAATTACAAAAAAATGCATAATGATATATATAATTATAGTAATGATGAATTAATAAAACATTATATTTTAATAGGTGAAAAGGAAAATAGAATATATAATATACCAACTGATTTTAATATAAATAATTATAAAATAATATTTCCACATTTAGGTGATAAAAATGATAATGATATAAAATATTTTTTTATCAATGAAGGATATCGTAAACATAAAAATTATAAAATTGTAAATGATTTTGATTATAATTTTTATCAAAAACTATACCCTGATTTAGAATCTTTTAATAAATATCAATTAATTGAACATTATTATAATCATGGTTTTAAAGAAGGACGTATTTATAAGCTACCTGTTGATTTTAAAATAGATGTATATCGTCAATTTAATAAAGAATATAAAGAACTTAATGATTTTGAATTGATTAGAATTATTACAAGTAATAAAAATTTTGTATTAAGATTAGAAAAAGTACCTGAAAATTTTAATACATATTTTTATAAAAATATTTATGATGATTTAAAAGATTTATCAGATGAAGCATTAAAAGAACATTATTTAATTTTTGGACATATAGAAAAAAGAATTTATTGTTTACCAGAAGATTTTAATCATGAAGAATATAAAACTTTTTATGATGATTTAAAAGATTTAACAAATAAACAATTAGAAATACATTATTTAACAATGGGAATAGATGAAAAAAGAGTTTATCATTTTCCAAAGGATTTTGATTATATTTTTTATAGAAAAGTTTATAAAGAAGATAAAGATTTATTAGATAATGAAATAAAAACTAAATATTTAAAAAATTATACAAAAGAACATAAATATTATAAAATGCCTATTAACTTTGATCCAATTATGTATAAAAAATTAAATCCTGATTTAGCACATTTAACAAATATACACGCACAAGAACATTTTATTAATTTAGGTATATTTGAAAAACGAAAATATTTAATAGAAAATGTAAATGGTATTGATGAAACTATTTTGAATACATTACCTAATGATTTTGAACCAGATTATTACCGTAAATTAAATCCTGATTTATTTTATTTTAATGATAATAATTTTTTAATAAATCATTATTTAACAACAGGTATTAAAGAAAACAGACAATATAAATTACCTAATGATTTTACAATAGAAAATTATAAATTATTAAATAAAGATTTACAGTCATTGAATAATCAAGATGCTTTAGAACATTATTTTAAATATGGTATTAATGAAAATAGACTGTATAAAATGCCAGTTAATTTTGATTATAAATTTTATAAATTTATTTATTTTTCAGGAGAAGAATTAACTGAAGAAGAAATAAAAAAACATTATATATCAGTAGGATATCCAAAAGGATATTTATACAAAACACCAGATGATTTTAATGTTTATTATTATAAAAGATTAAATGAAGATTTAATAAATTTAACTGATGAAGAATTATTATATCATTTTGTTCATTTAGGAATAAAAGAAAAAAGACCATATAAATAATAAATAATAAATAATAAACTTAAGTAATAGTTTGTATTTATTATATTTTTTTACTTTAAAATTATGGATCAAATAATTTTAAAATATATTGATAAACAAAATATTCTTTTTTTGAATTATTTTGAAAAAAAAATATTTAATTTAAATAATGAATTTTTAGGATTATTTAATATTAAAAATGATTCTTTACAAATAATATGGACTAATAAATTAATAGAAGAATTTATTTTTTATAACAAAAATAATGAATTTATTAATATTTATAAAATTATGAATAATAATATTACTAATATAACTATTATTCATAAAAAATGGTTATTAAATTTTATTATAAATAATGATACAAATCAAATTTATAATAGTATTGAACAAATTTATGGAAATATTCAAAAAATAAATAATATTATTAGAATAAATTGGGAAAAAAATATTTATGATCACTCTAATATTGAAGAATTTATATTAAATACTAAAAATAATTACTATTATTTAATTGAACAACAAGATAATCTTATTGAAAAATATAATAAAAAAATATATATTATTAAATATTTAAAAGGACAAAAAATAATTAAAAAAAAAATATTATTAGATAATTTATATAATATAATTTATGATTTTAATAATTTAAATATTATTGGTACTTTTAAAATATATAACAATATATTTTATATCAAATTTAATTTATTAAATGAAACTATTTTTAATAATATAAATAATGTATTATATTCTGAAATAATATTAAAATATGTTTTTAAATCAATAATTATTGAAAATAATAAATTTTACTTTTATAATAAAAAATTATTACATAATATTAATAATAATATTAATAATAACATTCAAATTTATAACATTGAATATAATTATACCAATAATATAATATTAATATATATTGATAAAAAACAATACATATATGATTTATATACATTAAAAGATGTCACTTCTAAATATATAAAAACTTTTATTTTTAAAAATAAATCTAATGAAAAATATTATCAACTAAATTTTATCAATAATAAAATATATGATTTGATAAATAATAAAGATATATATAATTTTGAAATAAATAACCATTATTTAACTATTAAATATAATAATGATAATAACGACAATGAATTATATTATTTTGAAAATAATATATATATATTAAATAAAATACTTGAAAAAAAAGAACATTTATTCCATAAAGATTGGAAAAAATTATGTATCTTAGATAAAGAATATATATACAAAGATAATGATAAAGCATTATATAAAATAAATAATAATAAATTAATTGTAAAATGGGAATTATGGAATGAAGAAATATTTTATAAATATAATTTAATATTTTATGCAGATTTTTTTTTTTATGATATTATTATCAATAATTATGAACATAAATATAAATTTTTTAATTTATTTAATTTAATTTTAGATGAAGATTTTATTACTATATTTAAAGTTGAATTATTAGAAGATAAAATAAAATTAATTACTGAAAATAATATTGAATATTTTAATTATGAATTACACGATAATACATATATATTATATTCTAAAAATTATTTAGATATTCAATTGATAAATGAGAATCATTTTTATTATTTATATAAAAATTTATGTTTATATACAAAAAATAATATAACTACGCCAATTGCTAAAATAATTATAATTAAAAATAATAAATTAGTAATACAGTTTAATAATATTGATAATAATATTGATAATAATATTGATAATAATATTGATAATAATATTGATAATAATATTGATAATAATATTAATAATAAGACATACCTATATTTAAGTAAAAGTAAGCATATATATTATTTAGAAGAATTAAAAATAGAAAATATTATTTTAATTGATAAAGATAGAAGTATACAATCTTATATTTTAGATAATATTGAAAAAAAAATAAAAACTAATAATATTGAAAAAAATATCATTAAAAATAAAAAAGAATTATTATTATTTGATAATGATGATTTAAATAAATATATTTTATTTTATGATAATATTTACATTGAAGAAAATATATTAAATAATTTAAAAAATATATATTTTAATTTAGATATCAATTATCATTTTGATTGTTTTAAAACAAATAATAAATTAGATTCACTAAAACATTTTTTAAACAATGAAACTGAAATATATTCATTTAATACTTTTAATCAAAAATATGTGTCATTACATAATATAAATCTAAATTTTAATCAAAAATTTTATTTTGAAATTTTATTTAATAATATGCTTGATAATATTAATATAGATAATAATATAGATAATAATATAAATAAAAATATAAATAAAAATATTGATAATAAATTAATTATAATTAACTTTATTGAAATTACTAATTTATTACAATTAAATAAATTTTTATTTGAAAATAAAAAAGAAGAAGATTATTTAATAATAATTATAGATAAAGAATATATATATAAACAAAATATTTTAAATTTAAAAAATTATTATAATAATCTAATTATTTTTGAAAATAATAATATTAAACATAGTGCAATTTTTTATTTTATTATTTATTATATACAACAAAATAATTTATTATTCCAGAAGTTAATTTATTTATTTAATGATGATTATATAATTCAAGATAAAAATAATTTAAAAATAAATAAAATGAATAAAAATAGTTTATTATTTGTTAAAAATAAATATGATTTGACATTCTTAATATTATCTTGGTATCTTAAAAATTATAAAATATTAGATTTAGATAATATTAATTTTAAAATAACAAAAATTAATTTTTTTGATTTATTTAAAATATTTTAAATTAATAATATCTAATAATAAATGAATGAAATTTATTTGATAATTAATGAAAAATATTTTTTTGGAATTTTAGAATTTATTGATAAAAATAACCATATTTTTATAAATAATAGTAAATATATTTTTGAGATTATCTCAAAAAATAAATTAAAATTAATAAATGGAAATATCATACATTATTTATATACTTATGATAGTTTTTTATATTTTGATAATATTTTTATGAGACATTTTATTTATAAAATAAATTTAATCTATAATGAATGTTTTGATAATATTATATTAAATTTTAAAAATAATGAAATTATTCGAATAAATAATAGAAATAATGGTATTTTTAAATTAGAAAATAATAAATTATCTATAAAATGGAATAATAATAATCATAATAATCATAATAATCATAATAATCATAATAATTACGAATATTTTATTAAAAATGATGAAATTACATTTATTCATGAAAAATATAATAAAATTATTGATAATAATATTTTAAATTATAAATATATTAAAAATAATAAAATAGTTATATTTATACATGTTTGTTATTCTGAACAAGGAATAGTAATTATGAATGAACAAATAGAATGTATTATAAAATCAGAAATATTTAAATATCTTGATACTATTTATTTATGTATTGTTGGATTAAATAAAAAAATAGAAATTATTTATCCAAAAGTTAAAATTTATTATTTTGATCCAAATCAATATTTATATGAATTAAGAACAATAAATGAAATTTACAATTACAGTATAAATAATGATGAAACATATATTTTATATATACATACCAAAGGTGTTAGAAATGCAGGCAATTCAGATGTTATTAAATCATGGAGAAATATGATGGAATATTTTTTAATTGAAAAAGGATTAAAATGTATTGAAGGATTACATTATTTTGATGTTATAGGAAATAATATAATTAATCAAAAATGTGATGATTTTAAAAATGTATATGTAAATAAAAATCATTGTTATCATTTTTCAGGAAATTTTTGGTGGTCTAAAAGTTCATATATACAAAAATTAAATAAACTAGATTTAATAAATTTTGATGAAAAACATTCATATAGATATAAAGCCGAGAATTGGATATTAAGTTATGAAAATAATATTGATATAGCTTTATTAAATCAAGATTATACTAATTTACACCCTTATCATAGATTTATATTTGATACTTATAAAAATCAAAAAATATTTTTAAAAAAAATTACATTAAATGGATATGCAGATATGTAAAAACACATTAAATAAGTTATATTTTTTAAACTAAATTAAGTTAATATATAAAAAAAAAAAATTAAATATATTAATGGAAACAATTTATGTTTTAACAGAAGAATGGTATGATACAATATTTTTAGAAAATAATAAAGCAATTAGAAATTTAAATAATGATAAAGGTACATTCACTATAAATGATAATATTTTAATAATTACTTGGGACAAATGGGGAAATGAATATTTTACAAATTTTAATAATATCTATTATAAATTAGATAATAAAGATTTTATAAAAATCTATCTTGAAACAGATGAAATAACGGATTTTGCTATTTTATATCCATCTAAAAAAAAAATTCAATTTGTAAATTATAAATTAGAAGGAATGTTTTATTTAGATAAATTCATTTTAAAAATAAAATTTGAGAATATAAATCATTATGAAACATTTTATTCAATGAATTATGGAAGATATTTTAGTTCTGCAAAAAGAATTAAAAATAATCCTAATAAAGATTTAAAAGATATTAAAAATATTGCCATTGTATTTCCACAATTTCATGAATTTGAAGAAAATAATAAGTTTTGGGGAAAAGGATTTACAGAATGGACATTATTAAAAAAAATTCCCAAAATAGTAGATGGGCAAATTATTAAACATCCTATAAATGAAATGGGTTATTATGATTTAAAAAATATTGATCATCGAATTTTTATGGAATCAATAGCAAAACATTATAATATACATGGATTTTGTTATTATCATTATTGGTTTAAAAATAAAAAAGTTATGTATGAACCACTTGAATTAATGTTAAAAGATGGAAGGCCTAATATTAAATTTATGTTTTGTTGGGCAAATGAACAATGGACTAAAAAATGGGATGGTGGAAATAATGATATTTTATTAGAACAAGATTATAGTGATGTTTCTGGAAATGAAAATCATTTCTTCTATTTATTAGATTTTTTTAAACATAAAAATTATATTAAAATTGAAAATAAACCAGTCTTTATATTTTATAGAATTGAACAAAAAGATATTGCTAACATTGAAGCAATTATTAAATTATGGAATGAATTATCTAAAAAACACGGATTTTCAGGAATATATTTTATGAGATTTTTGGGCCCATTTGATAATTCAATAAAAATAGAAGGAATAAATTCATATGTTAATTTTGAACCAGGAAATATTACTCAGTCTTATTATAATGATATTGTTAGTTATGATGAAAATAATAAAATTTTTGAAAATAATATTTATGATGAAGAAGCATATTTAAATAAAAATAATGATTTAAAAGAATTAGTTAAAAAAAATGTTCTTAATGATGGTCAAGAACATTATGATAAAATTAAAGGATATCATGAAGAAAAAGTACGAACAAGTAAATTTTTCATATTTGATGGAAATAAAGCTTTAAATAAAATTATTGAACAAGAAAAACGCTTTGAAACACAACATTTAGGTATATTTTGTGGATGGAATAACTCTCCGCGAAGAAATTTTACTTCAACTAATTATGGTGCTTATCCACATTATTATAAAAATATAAATTATAATAAATTTGGAAATACATATTATAATTTATTAAAAAAGATTAATAAATCCCCTAATAAAGGTCCTGATTTTTTATTTATAAGTGCTTGGAATGAATGGAATGAACAAGCTATATTAGAACCAAATCATTATGATGGGTATGATTATTTGAATATATTAAATGAAAAATATATTGAATTTTATAAAAAAGAAAAAAATAAAAATATTTTAAATATATGTCATCGTGGAGGTGGAACTGAAAGATATGTAAATGATTTAATGAAATTATTTCCGTTATATAATTTTATCTATTTTGAAAATTATGATCCTTTAAAAAATTACGAAAATATTTATAAAGATATTGATTTTATTCATATAAATAGTTGTCATAATAATAATTTAATACATAATTATATTAATTTTTTTAGAAATTATTTTACTAAAACAAAAAAAATAATAACAATTCATGATTATCAATGGTTATATCCAGATGACCCAAATATATTAACTTATAAATTTAGTAAAGAAACAATACATCAATATTTAATAGATAATATATTAGAATTATTTTCTATTTGTACTTATATAATATTTCCATCATATAATATTTTAAAAAATTATAATGAAACATTAGATTTAGGAAAATTTAATGATAAAATTAAAGTAATTTTTCACAATGATGTATTAATATATAATAATAATTTTTATATACCACCAATTAATTCTATAATAAATATATGCTTTGT